CGGTGGTATTGTTGTTAATAATTCAAGCAATGCAAGTATATTTTCAGTATCTTCGACAGCAATAACAACAAATTTAGCAACAACAATTAACAATAATTTAAATTTAGGCGGTGCATTACAGATTACATCAAATACTACTGCTGGCGCAATAATATTACCTCCAGTACTGGTAAACTCTACACCACAATACGATATTGGAAGTCAAACACAGCCATTCAGAAACATGTACGCCCAGTCATTTGTGGGAAGTTTTAATGGAAATTTTACAGGAACAGTTACTGGTAGTGTCACAGGAACAGCAAGTAGTCTTACACAAACTATTACATTCCAATTGGCAGGAGATGTCGTTAGTGCAGACAATGGAACAGGGTTCAATGGATCTAGTGCTTCAGGGTATGCTGTACTTAATACCTCATTGAGTCCGTCAGTTGTTACGACTAACAGTAATGGTACTGCTAGGACTGTAGCTCAATCAAGTAGTAAATCCGATCAGTTCTTAGTTTTCCAAGGTAGTGCAGGTAGCGGTAGTCTTGTAAATATGTCTAAACAAACATTTTTACAAATTGATCCTTTATTAAATACCAGTGCTTATGGTATGCCTGTTGGAGGAATTATTCCTTGGGCAGGCAAATCTTCTATTCATGCTATACCAGTTGGTTGGTTGTTATGCGATGGATCAGAAGTAAGCACAGTTACATATTCTGCTCTTTATAAAGTGATTGGTAGTACATATGGTACTGCACAAAATCCAAATGCGTTTGTATTACCAGACCTACGTGCTAGATTTCCGTTAGGAAGAAGCACAATGAATAACTATCAGGAAGTCGCAGGGTTTACTCCACCTGGTCCAATAGCTACAGGCGGTCAAGCAGGCAATTCTCAAAACGTAACTGCAAGTTCTGCTCAAACAGAAGGCGGAACAAACGGCGGGCAAAATGTAACATTGGGTATATCAAACTTACCACAGCACCAACACGTAGTTGTCGAACCTAGTGATCCTAATAATCCAGGGCAAACTGGACACTCACACATTGATCCATATGCCGAGGGCGGAGTACCTTTTAATGCAGTACCTGGATCATACGGTGCGGCCGGTTCAGGGTCAACAGACAGCGACCAAACTCGTTTCTTTACAAGTTCTTCTACTACTGGTATTACAGTAGGATCTGTTTCTTCGGATGGAACAAGTACAGTATCTAATATAGGAACAGGATTTAATGTGATGAATCCTTACTTGACTATTAACTATCTTATCTTTACTGGTGCTAACTTATCATGACCTATTCAATTTATCTAACAAATGGCAATAAATTAACAGCAGTTTCTAACGGTGCAATCGATCAAAGTCATACATCATTAACTTTAATCGGACAAAACGCCACTAGTTATGGACAGTACATCAACGAAAATTTTGTACAGTTGTTAGAAAATTTTGCAAATACAAGTCAACCTAATTATCCAATTATAGGTCAGCTATGGTACGATACCAGTGCAAATATTTTAAAAGTTTGGAATGGAACAACATTTGCCCCAACTGGTAATACACTCTTAGGCGATACTGCTCCTAGCGGATTAAGTACAGGCGGTTTCTGGATTAATACAGCAACTAGTCAATTATATTTTAATGATGGTACTGCAAATAATTTAGCTGGACCAATTTATACTAAAAAACAAGGTCCTTCGGGATTTGTAGTTGAAACTGTAACAGATGTAAACGGAGTATCTCACGTAATCGTATTGTTATATGTTGGTAGTACATTGATGGGTGTCTTTTCTAAAGATTCATTTACACCTAGTCCTTCTAGCAGTATAAGCGGATACACAAGTACAGCAGTATTTCAAGGATATATTGTTGGCAATACATTAACAGTGACTGGTGTAACTTCTGGAACACTCAGCGTTGGACAATCAATAACAACTCCAGGCATTAACACTATTGCTTCTAATACAGTTATTACTGCATATGGTACAGGGCCAGGCGGTGCCGGAGTAGCACAAGGCGGAGTTGGAACATATAGTGTCAGTGTAAGCCAAACTGTTGCAACTAGCGGAAATCCTACAACTTTAAATGCAATTCAAGGTACAATCAATGTTGGGTTTAATGTTAGTACTTGGGCAGGAATTAGTTTTAATGTTCCAACAAGTCAAGCCAGCAAACTACTTGCGGCCAACGGATCTTTAAAATCAGCTGAACAATTCTTATCAACCGACACTTATCAAAATACAACAAGCGGATCTTTACAGATTAACAATGCTATACCTTTAACATTAGGAACAGCAAACCAATCGCAAATCAATGTTAATTCTACACAATTTTTAATACAATCTAATATTTCATCTCAGGATTTTGAAATTTCTTTACCGGTAAGTTCTAATAGTTCGGCACTTTTTATAAGTTCTAATACTGGTAATATTGGTATCAACGGATTTACATCGTCTAGTAGACCTCAATATCCATTAGATGTGGGCGGAATAATACATTCCAGTTCAAGTGTCATAGCAACTAATTTCATTGCAACTGCAACATCAACTCCTGCAAGTCATTCAGCGGCAGGTACAACAGGGCAGATTGCATGGGATTCTAGTTATATCTATGTATGTGTAAGCGGTGGAACTACCGGAAATGCTACATGGGGTAGAGCGGCTTTAACAACATCTGGTTGGTAAGCAAAACTATGATAAATATACTGAAATAAGGATGAGCGACAACCATGTCATATACAATTAATCACTACAATGGAGTATTATTAGCAACAGTTGCGGACGGCACAGTTGATACTAGTACAGATCTTACCCTAATCGGTAAAAACTACGCTGGATACGGTCAGGCACAAAATGATAATTTTGTTTGGTTGCTTGAAAATTTTGCAAATACAACCCAACCGCCAAATCCATTAGCTGGTCAAATCTGGTATGATAGCGGTAATAAAAAATTAAAATTCTGGGACGGAAGCTATTTCCGTACAGCAAATGGTGCAGAAACCGGCACAACCCAGCCAGCTGGTTTAACATCTGGCGATTTTTATTTTAATACAGCAAGTAATCAACTTTATGTTTATAACGGATCTAGCTCAGTACTAATCGGACCACAAGAAGTTACTGTAGGCGGTTTAACTACTCAAGTAAATGCAACAAGTTTAACTAATTCAGCTGGTACAAAAACTATTCCAATCGTACAAGTACAAGCAGAAGGTGTAACAGTTGCAGTTATTAGTAATGAAACATTCCAAATTCCTAGTAACACAGCAGGATTTACTGGATTTGATACTATACAACAAGGTATTACGCTAGTTAATACTACCCAATCGACTAACGGTGTTACAACTGGCGGATATCAATTCCATGGAACTGCAAGTAATTCAATTTTATTTAATGGATTGCCTACCAGTGCGTTTGTTCAGTCTGCAAACGCAACATTAACCAGTGCTAATTTTAGCACAGGATTTACAATTGGTTCAAATCCTAGTTTACTTGCTCAAGTCCAGAGCGGATTAATTGCAAACGTTACAGCTCCTACATTTACTAGCTCTAACGATATTTTCTTCCAAACAACACAATTGAACGGAACAGTTACTCCGGTACTTAGACTAACAGGAACTGATGCTCTTCCAGTTATTGGAGGAACTAGCAGTTTGGGTAGTAGTGCTTATCAATGGTTAAATGTATATGCTAGTCAGTTTATTGGTACTGCAACACAAGCAGGATTATTAAGTCTTGCTAGTTACGGTTATGCATCAGCTACAACGACCGCTTCTGCAAATACTATTGCTGGTCGTGATTCAAATGGAAATTTATCTGCAAACATTTTCCAAGGAACAGCAACTTCTGCTAACTATGCCGACTTAGCAGAAAAATACATAATGGATCGAGACTATCCTAAAGGGACTGTCGTAATGGTTGGCGGAACAAAAGAAGTTACTCAATGCCAAATTGGTACATTTGCTGTTGGAGTAGTAAGTACTAATCCGGCATATATGATGAATTCAGAGCAAGAAGGTGGAACTTATATTGCAATCAAAGGGCGTGTGCCAACTATAATTTCAGGACCAGTTAATAAAGGTGATTTTATCACAGCAGGTAGTGCTGGAACAGGACAATCTGACAACAATGCACCTGCAGACGGACAATTTATTTTTGCTATTGCATTAGAATCTAATGCCGATAATGGTCCAAAACTTGTAGAATGTTTAGTTCTATAATTTATAAAAAGGAATTTAAATGGCATCAGTAACATTTACCGGTTATATTGCAGGAACAACTTTATATGCCAATGCTCCTTCAAGCGGTTCGATACAATGGCCAATGGCTATAACATGGTCGGGTTCTCCAACAACGCCAATTACATACATTGTTGCCGCAATTTCTGGCAGTGGTCAAGCCGGATCGTATCAAGTTAACATAAGTCAATCGGTAGGAACTAGTTTATCACCGGTTACTTTTCACGGTACTACTCCTTTAATATTAGCTAATGATTATAACACTATTCAGGGAACAATCGCTGGAATATTAGGCAATGCTAGTACAGGTTACGGACAGCCTTTAAATAGTACAGCAGTAAGTACAGGTAATAATATTAAAGTAACAGATTGGAATGCTTTACAACAAGATATTACAAATGTTTATTATCACCAAATACAAACTCCTGCACTTAGTTTAACAACAGCTACTAATGCAATTAAAATTAAAGAGACTGATAGATTAGCCTATCAGACAATAGCTACTAATTTAGCAAACATTGGTACAGCTACAGTTAATGGTGTAAGTTATCCTGGAGCTTATGCTATTCCACCAAGCACACAATTAACTAATTCTGCATCAAGCCCTACAGCAGGCGGATTTCCATATATTGCTAACAGAATTGGCACTAGTCGTCCGTGGGGCGGAACAAGTACAAGTAATCCTACAACACCAATTACAGCTACGGGTTATATAACAGGTACTACATTAACTACAACAGCATTACCTTCCGGAAGTATTGCCGCAGGTATGAAAATTTCTGGTGGAAGTATTGCCGCAGGAACAACAATTTCAACTGTAAATTATTCAGTATTTTCAGGTTATATTAATAGTACAGGTCTTATAAACACAATAGGACCAATTAGCCAAGCAATAGTAAGTCCAGCAATGTTAGATGGTGCAGGGCAATCATATTTGCCAGTAAAACCAATTATTTTATACGGTAGTGGTACTCAATATCAAACAAATAACACACTTACTAATGTAGGAACTTCGGGAAATCCTGTACAATTCAACGCAACATCTTACACTATCAGTAGTAGTCAGTCTGTTGGAAATATCAGTTCTCCTGTAACTTTTTCCGCTTCTTTTGGTACTCCTGAAAGTAATGTATCGGTTATTAGTAATATCATTACAGTTAGTTGGACAGGCGGTAATGGTTATAGTGCCGCACAAGCCGCACAATATTTCTTTAATTCGGGTGGTAGTATACAGTTTAATGCCAGCATGAGTAGTCCAGGAACATTAACACCTACAATTCCTACCAGTGCCGGTGCTATTCCTACTACTGGTACTAAAAATTATTCATGGTATACCTTGTTAAACAACATGGGTACTATTAATTTTAGTTATTATGGTGTTACACAAAGTGGATCGGGCGGTACTGGAACTAGTTATGGTTGGCAATATTTCCTATCACAGGCTGGAAATCAATTTACTCCAATATTTGTACAGAGTGCAGGTACTCCAGGTACCAATTTATATGCACCGAACCAATATACAATTTGGGCACAATTAAATGCTCAAGCAAATCAATTGACATTCCAGATTGATTTTGAAGATTTATCAAGTAGTTTCCCTACAGTAACAGGAACAGTTTCCAGTACAGGTGCTCCTAGCTCAGTATTTTTAAATATTTCGCAAGGCAATATTTCAAGCATACTACAAGGAACAATTATTATATTAACAGGTACTGGCGGAAATGGATTGACTGGAGGCACAGGATCTTCAGCAACAACTTATTATGTAGCAAGTGTAAATGCCGGTAACAATAGTGTTACACTAGCCACTAGTTATAATAATGCTACGGCAGCCACACCCATTGTAATTAGTAATTTAATTACAGCTACATTATCTGGAACATCTTTCCAAGCGGCAGGAACTGAAGATTACTATAAACAAGTTGCATTTGGTTCAGGCGGTACTAATCCTTATGATATCGATGAGGATGTTACAGGAACATTATCCAGTGAAGTAAACATATCTTACGCTTCTGGTAATTATGTAACTATGGTAAATGCTACCGGACAAAACGTTTATAATTATTTGCCAAACATTACAACAGTAAATCCTCTCTAATATGACTTTTCCAACAGCTGAAACATTTTCTGGTTATATTTCAGGGACAACATTAACTGTTACCTCTGTTACTGCCAACCAACCTGTAATAGTGCCAATGCTTATTACATGGAATGCTGGTGCAAATAGTACTTATATACTTGCTCAAGGTACAGGAACTGGAGGTACAGGAACTTATACTGTTAGCACTAGTCAAACAGTAGGAAGTTCGGGTTCTCCAACAACGTTCACAGGTACTGTGATACCAATTGTTTATGAAGATTATAATGCTATTCAAACAATAGTATATAATATTATGAGCGTGTATACTTCGGGTGGTGGCGTGTATCCCGGTTACGGGCAAATTTTAAATAGTTCTCAGTTAGCAGGTGCCGGAGGTAAAGTTAAAGTAAGCGATTGGAATAATTTATATTTAGATATTACAAATTTAAATTATCATCAGTTAGGTGTAGCTACTAGTCCTGCTCTTACAATACCTACAACAAGCACAGACATTCGAGAAGTTGATAAAATAGCATATGGTGTAATAGCATCAGCATTAGCTAATTCTAGTAGTACTACTGTGAACGGAGTCACGTATCCTGGATGTTATGCAACACCTCCAGGCACAATGCTAGCTAGCACTACAGGATTATCTTCTCCTTTAAATAATTTTCCGTATACTGCGTATAGAGTAGGTTCATCGTATCCTTGGGGTGGATCAACTATAACAAATCCAAACCCAAACCCTACAGCAAGTGCATATATTGTTGGAAATATAATGACAACAACTGCATTTCCAAGTGCATCTCTTGTTGCAGGCATGACAGTAACAGGTTCTGGAGTTGCATCTGGCACAAAGATCACATCGGTAAACACTTGTGTTTTTTCAGGATATATTGTCAATAGTACATTAACTATTACTAGTATTACAAGCGGTACTCTTGCTGTTAATATGATGTTGTATGGCGGCGGAACAGGAGATGCTTACGGAGGTGTTACGCAAGGTACAATTATTAATGGCTTTGCCGGCGGATCTCAATGGTATGTCAATTTAAGTCAGTCAGTGGGAGGACCAGGATTACCTTCTCCAAGTCGTCCATTTATTGCTACAAGTTACTCAGTTAACATATCTCAATCAGTTGCTACAACGACAATGACGTACAATCTTAACGTTATTGAAAGTAATATTCAAACAATTAATAATGTGTTCACAGTGACATGGAATGGTGGTACATACGGCGGTGGAGGTTCATATACTGCCGCACAAGCCGCACAGTATTTCTTTAATTCGGGCGGACTAATACAATTTACTGCCAGTATGAGTGAAGCAGGAACATCAACTGCTAGTGCAACAATACCTGCAACTTATCCTCCTGCAACAGTTGTACCTGCAAATAAAAATGATTCCTGGTACACATTGTTAAACAACATGGGAACTATTTCTTTTGGTTTAACTGGCACACGTTCTGCTACAACAACTGCTGGAAATACTAGTAATGGCTGGAATTATTTTTTAGCAAATAAAGGCGGTTCATATGTTACTATATATACAGCTAGTTTAGGCAGTTCAGGATCTGTGTTATATGCACCAAACCAATATGACATATTGGCAAAATTAGATGCTGGCGGTAGTGTATTAACATTTAAAATTGAATTGCAAGATTTGTCGACAGCCGCAACGGAAGACACTTACAAGAGTAGCGGAAATACCTTTGATATAGATGAGGACGTTACTGGCACAGTAGCCGCTCAAGTCAATATCACGTATGCATCAGGCAGCCATGTAACAGCTAACCAAACAACTGGTATCAATACTTATAGTTATTTGCCGACAGTTGCCCAAGTTTCATCATTCTAAATCATTGACAAGCTAATTATACTAGTGTAATATAGTACACTACGGAGTTTGTTTATGGATGAGAGAATTGAAAAAGCGTTTGCTGTAGCCAATTATACTGCTACACTTTCAAATCAACGCAGAATAATACTAGAAGAATACAATCAAAAATTGGTATATTATACCAACGGTGCGGCATTCAAAATAAATTCTGAATTAATTACGTTTATTAAAACAGTTATTGATCTAGGATATACAACTGATGCAGTATTTGTCGACTCTAATGATTTGCCTGTACTAATTGAAGACGTACAGAAATTTTTAAATGATATTGTATTTGTATATTTTGAATCAACTAACGATTATGCGGCAAAGTATAATGAATTAAAACGTAAAAGAAAGATTGCGGACATAGTTGAATTATGACAATAGGTGCTGTACTAATTGCACAGAATAATTCTAAAATTGATTACATCAAAATGGCAATTTTTGCCGCTAGTAGAATTAAAAAATATTTAGATATTCCTGTTAGTTTAATTACAGATAATACACGATGGTTGTCTAGTAATTATCCTAATCACGGGTTTGATCAAGTTATAGAACTAGACACAACAGGACCAATCCAAACAAGAAAATTTTTCGACGGATCTATTACAGGAGTAACGTCCGAATGGAAAAATTTTAGTCGTACCAGTGTTTATAATTTATCGCCTTACGATCGCACATTGGTCATGGATACAGATTATATTTTAAATTCTAGTATTTTAAAACCTGCGTTACATAATCAATACGAATTTCAAATATACAGAAAAAGTTTTGATCTAGCATCGGATAGAAATGAAGATGCATTTAAGAGAATAAATCCCTATAGCATTCCTTTTTATTGGGCAAGTGTTTTTATATTTGATAAAAATATATTAATGCAATCTTTTTTTGATATGATTGAATACATTAAAAATAATTGGGTTTATTTCAGAACTCTATATGCTATTGAGACAAACACTTTTAGAAATGATTATGCGTTCAGTATTGCTATACATATTTTTAATGGAAAAACAGAAGGTAATTTTGTAATTGAATTACCTGGACAAATGACATATACATCCGATAAGGATGTTTTAGTAAGTACAGATGATAATAAAATGAAATTCTTAATTGAAAAGAAAAGTCATCTAGGCGAATATACTCTTATTAAGACTACAGGATTGGATGTCCATGTAATGAATAAATTTAGTTTAAATCGTTACATCGACGGAGGTTATGGTGTCTAAAGGATTTTTATTATTTGCACAAAATACCGACACAGTTGACTATGTTCAACAGGCCTATGCACTGGCGTTAAGTATTAAAAATAGTCAAAAAGAAATAACCAATGTTTCTTTAATTACTAACAACACAGTTCCTAAAAAATATCTACGAGCATTTGATCAAATAATTCCTATTCCATGGTTTGAAGAAATTGGTAATAGCCCGTTAGCGGCAGAACACCGTTGGAAATTTTATCACGTAACACCTTATCATGAAACAATAGTGTTGGATACAGACATGTTAATGTCCGGTGATATCAGTGATTGGTGGACATATTGTAGTAATTTTGACATTAAATTTTGCTCACATATTAATAATTATAAACAAGAACATATTCCGTTAGATACTTTTCATAGAAAAACTTTTATTGCAAATCGATTAACTAACCCGTATTTTGCATGTCATTATTTTAAAAAATCAGATATTGCTTACGATTTTTACAAAGTACTAGAATTTGTTTGTAATAACTGGGAAGCATGCTACACTATATATGCCCCAGATTACTATCAAAAATGGCTTAGTATGGATTTGGCCGCTGCCATTACTATTGAAATAACAGGACTACAACAGACTGCAATAGATAGATTAAACCCTATGAAATTTGTTCATATGAAAATTCCATTACAAGGGTGGCCATCTGGTGCAGATAGATGGCAGGATATTGTACCTTTTGTACTGAACAATAAAGGAGAACTAGTTGTAGGTAATATTAAACAACCGCAATTATTTCATTATGTTGAAAAAGATTTCTTATCAAAAGAAATTATATCTCAGCTAGAGGAGTTAATCGATGCCAAAGTTTAAATTTACGCCTCCTCAAAAATATTACCTAGTGTATGATAAAAAAACAGGAATTATAACTAGTCTTACTAATCAAAAAGATCCTGCTGAAAAATATGCTTACGAAATATCGGCAGAAGAGTATGTGTCGTTTTTAGAAAAAGAAAAGTACACACGGGACTATGTAATTGGATATACTAAAGGTGTTACAGGTAAAACTGAACTATCTTTAATACAAGTATCTAATCAGTTATACGGATTTAGAAATAACATATTTCAATGGATTAAAAACCCTCCAACAAAAACAACAGAACTAACAGTTGAATGGAATTTAGAAAACCAAACTTGGATTTTTACTCTTTCACAAAAAGCTAAAACAAGACTTGCAGATAGCATAACTAGTAATGCAGTATTTTTTATAATGCTTAAAAATGATTTTGATTTCTTAATAAGAACTATGCTAGTTAATGTTAAGGAATTAATGGAAGAACCCGAAGTGCGTATTCCTTTCACTAGTAAAATAGAAACTCAAATAGATAAGATATCGATATCCTCTAGGATATATTTTCAAAGTTACGGACTAATTAAAAATGGATAAAATTAAAATTATTGATCAGGACATCATATTTCTCAGTTATGATGAGCCAAACGCCGAAAAAAATTATGCAGATTTACTAACAAAAATGCCTTGGGCAAAACGTGTACATGGTGTTAAAGGTAGTGATGCGGCACATAAGGCTTGTGCGGCACTAAGTGAAACTGAATATTTTGTTACAGTAGATGCTGATAATATCGTTAGCCCAGAATTTTTAAATGTAGAAATTGATTTAGATGCGTTGGGTCTTACTAGCGAAAATGTTTTTAGTTGGTGTGGTAAAGTTCATGTTAACGGACTTATGTATGGTAATGGCGGACTTAAATTATGGACACGTAAATTTGTCAATGAAATGCGTACACATGAAAACTCGGATCCAATGGATGTAAAAGGTCGTGTTGAATTTTGTTTTGATCATCGATACTACCAATTTAATGAAAACTATAGCGAGAGCTTTACTAATGCTACACCGTTTCAAGCATGGAGAGCAGGCTTTAGAGAAGGGGTAAAAATGTCATTAGAGCAGGGCGGAAAAACAAATGACCTTAAAAAAATCTGGTGGCAAAATTATCACAGATTATTGATTTGGTGTAGTGTTGGCGCAGATGTAGAACACGGTATTTGGTCAATACTAGGTGCCAGAGAAGGCTGTTATAAGACAATGTTTACTGATTGGGATTATAGCCAGGTACGTGATTTTGAATGGTTAACTAACTTCTGGGAAACTACGCATGAACTAGCAGACCCGGAAGAAATGACAAAATACATTAATTTTTTAGGTAAAGAATTAAACAAGCATGGCGGATTAGAAATTGCTAATTTAGACGGTGCAGGCAGTAAGTTTTTCAAAACTGTATATCTTAATACTCCACGCATTATTGGAAGACGCAAATAATGTACGATATTATTTTTATTTCATACGATGAAGAAAATGCAGATGAAAACTTTGCCAGTTTAAAAGAACGTTTTCCTCTTGCAAAACGTGTACATGGAATTAAAGGTATACATCAAGCACACATTTCGGCTGCCAAAAAAGCTATGACTAAAATGTTTTGGGCAGTCGATGCAGACGCTGTTATATTAAATGATTTCAATTTTGACTATGAAGTAAGTGAATGGGATTTAGATGTTGTTCACGTATGGCGTAGTATTAATCCTATTAATAGTCTAACATATGGTTATGGCGGAGTTAAATTATTACCAAAATTTCTCACAATGAATATGAGTACAGATACAGTAGATATGACTACCAATATTAGTACAAAATTTAAAGCAATAGATCAGGCTAGTAATATTACAGCATTCAATACAGATCCATTTACTACTTGGCGTAGTGCATTTAGAGAGTGTTGCAAATTGGCAGTAATTAATAATGAAGAATCCATTACTAGATTATATTTTTGGACACAACTAAACAACAATGCATCATTTGGCGGATATGCTTATATGGGTGCTATTTCTGGTAAAATGTACGGAGAAAAAAATGCCTCCAATCCGGAGGCACTTGCTAGGATAAATGATTTTACTTGGCTAAAAGATCAGTGGCAAGCGGGAATATCTGAGCTATCACTTGAGCACAAGCTATAGCAACTTCTTGATGTTCTTTTTGTGTACCATTAGCCGACCGTAATTCAATAAAATGAATCCAACTGCGTAGTGTGCCGTTCATATATAATCGACTTTCAATAAGTCCTTCTGGCAATACAGCACGAGCTTGTTCTTTAGCAATACCTTTATTAATCGCCCATTCGTATGCATCACGGCTTTGTTTAATAACTAACTCTTGCATACGTTCCCATTGATAGGCAAGGAATCGATCTTCATCGTTATTATGAATATCAAGTTCTATACTGTTTTGTCTATTTTTGTTATCTTGTTTTCGTGCATCTCGCAATACAAACGACAAGTCTTTAGTAGGGTCAGCATATCGCTGACTGAATTCTTGGAAACTGAAACTTCTGTGTCTAAGTATTTGACGGGCAATATCTCTGGTAGTGGTGATTTCAATACAGGCTGACACCATTTCGAGCGGGCTCCAATGTTGGTGTCGGATGAGGTATTGTATGAGTTTTGCTGATGTTTCGGTGTTAAGTTGGTTGGAGGGATTGCTGACACGGGCACAATACGCAATGAGTTCCTGTGCGTCTTCAATGCCCATTGATGCAAACTCTTCTGTTGGCTGAGAGAAACTAAGTAATCGAACATGCATTATTTATAACTTCTTTTTCTTAAGGAATTTTTGGGTTGATTTTTCTATATCTTTTCTAACACGGGTTGTATCTAATTTAAAATCTATATTATCGATTTTTTCTTCGTAATTTTTAACTAACTCGGACAGATTTTTTTCAAAAGTGGACCATCCACCACGTTTGGTTTGCTGTGTTATTTTAATTTCCCAAGTTTTGCCATCCTTAAAATTGACCAAAACGGAGTGGAGATACCCTAAAGGTAACACGTTTAGATGTACGTCTCCGAATACTTCTGGCCAGTTTGCTATGACATCCTTGGGAAGAACTCTTCCCCTAGGCTTCATTTAACTATTTTTTTCTTGGTCGGAACCAATTCCTCTGCTTTGCGACGCATCTCGGCAGCTTCTTTAGCTAACTTGTCTGCTTGACTACGGAAGAATTTTGCTTGTTCTTCTGGACTAGCATCTGCTTTCGGAGTTGTAGTTACTGTAGCAGTTGGTTTAGCATCTGCTTTTTTAGTTTCAACGGCTTTGTCGTTTTTAACTAATTGTTCATCTGTAACTTTTGGAACTGCATTATCTTTTGGATCTGTGCTAGATTTTAAAGATAAGTCGTCAACTGATAGACCACGCTGTTCGGCAATAAGTTGATTAAGTTCAGATAATTGAATTGAAAATCCTGTAGTAGGAGTCATTTCAATATCACTTGTTCCAACTTTGATCAATCTTCCACTTGCATGTAAGTTACGTAGCATGTTACTGCCGTCTGGAAATTGTGTACGATCCAATGCTTCTGCAAATTCGTATGCATCTTGTCCAGATGTACTCTCGACTAAATTGATCAAAGCATCGTGATAGATGTCTGGTAAATTTTCTGTCGGAATAACTAGACAATAGTATGCATCGCCAGGTAACGTGCGATAAGCCACTAAACATTTTTTGTTAGTGGCTTTAACACGGCCTACGTGTTTGAGTTCGGCCATATTAGACTCCTGCTACCGTATTAGCAACTGCTTGATCGGCTGGGGTTTGAGCTGGTTGTTGAGCTTGGGCGGCTTGTTGTTGTTTAGCAACTGTTGCCAAGAACGTATCTAATTTAGTATAAGTTTGACCAACTGCTACCATTTCATTTGGTTTAAATGCACCACGTGAGCTAGCAATATCGATGATTGTCTTTAATGCGTTCAAATCGTTAATGGTAAGATCTGTGCTTTCTTGTTGTGGTTGTTGTACTGTATCTGTCATTAGTATCTCCTTTAAAGTACATACTTAATTATCTTCTTTAAAGATATGGACAGGCAATTGTGAAAAAACTTAGTTCTTTTTCTGACTCAAATCCAATAGTAGTATTGTATACTATAGTATTGGTATTATCTAGTTCTAAACCCTGTCCTATGTAATATCTATTGTTAAGATTTTGCCTAATCCAACTATCTAGGCTTTTAGCTAGACTTGGATTAAATTTGCTTATAGTAGTGTATTTAAAATGCGGGCAGGCAAACTCAACCCTGCGTAAATTGAAATAATTTAAAGGATTAGGTTTGCCTGATTTTAATGCCATTATGCTGTTGCCTTTGCAAAATCGTAATAAGCATGTTCTCCAAATGGAGGAACAATCTTGTCATTGCCGTGAATAATGAATACTGTATCACAGTAGTTTTCATCGCCCCAGCTACCCCAAGGATAACCGTCTGTAAACATGATAAACTTTTTAGGTTGAATGTCATGTTCCTTCATGTATTCCCAGTTGGCATCGAACTCAGTTCCGCCACCGCCCATTGGTTCATATTCATCAAACTCGTCAATGTTGTAACCGTCAAAGTCTGCCTCATTATACACTCGAGTGTCAAAGCACCATACTTTAATCTTAAAGTCTTTATACTCTTGCATAATACCCTTAATCTCTGACAAGAAGTCTTTGGCCTGCTCGTCACCGATTGAGCCTGACATGTCAATTGCTACACAGATATCGATAGTTTCTTGGAATTGTTGACCTGGTAGGATAGCATTCATATGCCAACCTTTACGATTAGGACGCATAAAACTAAAGTCATTCTTAATAACACTTTGGATTTGTTGACGCAAAATTTCACGCCAATTCATCTTAGGTTCTGTAAAATCTTTAATCATACGTGCTACACTTTCAGGAACATTACCTGCACCTGCGGCCTGTGCGGCCTGCATTGTAGCTTCACGCATTTCGTCACGAATCTGTTTTAGTTCTTCTTTACTATACTTTGGCTGACCGTCTTTACCGTTCTCACCCCAGTCAATATGTTCGTCCAATAATTGACCCAACTGTTTAAGTTGTTCTTCACTGTACTTTTCGTAAATCTCATCGTAAACCTGTTCTGCACCCCAGCCATAGTATTTTGGATCATGAAAGATTTTGATGCCATCGATGTTGTGCTCTCCGATGCGATCACGCACAATTTGTCCGTTAACACAATAGTCAGCGGCAATGTTAAAAATTTGTGGATCACGTCCTTCTCGACGTCCCATATGATCAAATACATTGTGCAAGATTTCGTGTGCAATAACAAATTCTACTTGTTTAATAGACAAATTACTAAAGAAATCGCGATTAAAATAGATATGACGTCCGTCTGTAGCGGCTGTCGGTAACCAATCTGTGCCTTCTTTGATTTGTAAACGAGTAGCCAAATTACCAAAGAATGGATGGCGAAGTAGTAGACCCACACGGGCTACGATAATTTTGTCGATAATTGGATCTGTATGTGACATGAATGCTCCTTTACTGTATGTATATATTATAACAGGACCCGAAGGTCCTGTCAAATAGTACCAAATTTAATTACTTTTCAGTAGCTTGGCTAATGTATTTGCCGTATTTGGCATGGAAATCGTCAAAGCATTTGATCTCATCTGGGTCCAAAGGCAACTTGTAAGTCGACAATGCCAACTTAGTACCCATAATAACCAATTCTGTTTCGAAATTATTCATCATAAATTCGAAGAAGTTATTAGTCATGTCATTCCAAGTTTTAGCTTTTTTATCGCAAGCATCTTTCAATTCGTAGCACAGTGACACAGTCAAAGAGTACATAGCTGAAATTTCTTTGGATTCCATCTTTTTAACCTTACCATTTAAGATTTCGGTTGGATTAGGCATTTTAGATGCATGTTTACGGTGAGCCATAAACTTAATAGCCAATCCTTCACCGATTGAACCACAAGTTAAATCGGTAAGTGTATCCACATCCGTGTCATCATCTGTAAGTAATTCGCTTACAAAAGACCAGCTACGTGGAGTAGCAAATGCACGGCTTGAGCTTTTTGGATCAAAATCGTACAAGTCCTTTTTAGCAAAGGTCAAATAACCAACTACGTCTTTGTGAATCTTATTGTCCACAGCCCAGTCGAACCAGTCAGCCCAATCAACTTGCATTTCCAAGTGAACAAACCGGTTTGCCAACGGAGCAGGCATACGGAATGTAACACCCTTATCAGTTTCACGGTTACCAGCCGCAACAATTACAACATTGTCTGGCAATTCGTATGCGCCAACACGACGATTCAAAATTAGTTGATAAGCCGCGGCCTGTACACTAGGTGCCGCAGAGTTCATTTCATCCAAGAATAGGATAATTTGTTTATGATTTGCGGCAAATGTCTTGCTTGGCAACTCACTTGGCGGAGCCCAACGCATTGTGCCATCGTTAGAATCAAAATATGGAATACCTTTAATATCAGTAGGTTCCCAAAGACTTAAACGAACATCGATCACGTGAGCATCTAGCTCAGTGCCAAGTTGTTTAATAATGTCAGACTTACCAATGCCTGGGGGACCCCAAAGGAACAGTGGACGCTGATTTTTAAATGCTTTACGCAAAGATTTTTTGGCACCGCTTGGGCCCACTGTGCGACTGACGATTTCTGCCATTTTGCTTCCTATCTTAATTAAAAAAAGTGTTGTTGAATTAACGCTGTATGTATGTATTATACGTTAGGAAGCAGGATGTGTCAACTGTCTTTAGGCGTTGCTAGTTCTTTTTCACGCTCATTCATAGCCTTAATTAGTCCAAATTTGCGTATGTCATCTGAGAACAAATACAGTTCAAAACTTTTGCGTTCGGAAAATACTGTAATTGACATATTGGTAAGGTAGTAAGGACAGTCTACATACCTTTCCAAAAATACAATAGTTTGAGGACTAAGTTCAATTGGTTCGGTAAATGGAATTTCGTAGTCTTTCAATTCCAATTCTTTTATCAAAAACTCATAACCTTCGTCGGTTAGTCGAAATGCAGTTTGTTTACCGGCTCGATTACTTTGCCACCATTTACGACTATAAATTTTAAAATTTACATCGTCTGTACTTTTGCCCCATTGCTGTAAAAAAATCTTTGTAAGGGCATCTCTTGTTATCATTTTACAACAGTACCTTGTGTTAGCTTGACAACTTCGAAATCATCGACACCAAAAATTGCGTTTAGTTTTTTTGCCAAGTTACGTGCATGTCCAGGATTACTGAATGAAACTTTTTTATATTTTGGTCCTGGATAACTTGTAAGGCTATTAAAACTTTTCAAATTGAAAGGCTCGTTTTTATAGAATACAGCCCAAATGGCGTCAGCTTCTAAAACCTGCTCTGTCTTATAAGTTTTTTTGTTAGTGTAATCTAACAGTATTCGTGGTTTAGGTCTTGACATAATATACGTATCCAATTAACTACGTATATTTATACTTATTTGTCTTCGAACCCACCACCATCTAGTTGAACTTGTACAATTTCGGTTTCTTGACTACGTTTAAGCGTATTATACATACTTTCGTAATCTTGCAGTAACTTATCTTGTATTTCATTAAGTGCCAAACTTAGCAACCTGGCAGTTTGAATAGGTATTTTTATTTCTTTTTGTTGAGCAAGTTCTGCACTACGGAGTACCTGAATAAATTGTGTAATGGGAGTTAAATTAATCTGATTTTGCATTAGCAAGCACCTGTTTCATTTCAAATTCAGTTTTAAACGGACCTTTATAAGGATTACGTTCTAATGTAATTAGTTTAGGACAAAATGATTTGACCCAACCTTTGTTAAATTGAATTGTGTAATAACCTGCACAATACAAACTTTTACTAGCATTGCTTTTAGTGAATAATGGTAGTTTATGTCTTATATCGTACATGGCATTGTAAGGTTTAACACTAGTAGGATAACCATGACACTCGTGTACGTCTGATGCTGTAACTTTAACTTTGGTACTAGACAAGAAGAACTCAGTACCGAATTGTTTAGTCAAATCATCTTTTTTATTAAACATCACTTCGCCTTTAGTACTACTCAAGACAAATTTATTGTTTTCTTTTTTATGTAGTGTAGCAATTTTAGTTCCGTCTTGTTCAACGATCCAAAATTTTCCATCTACAATTGGTTTTGCGTGTATCTCTGTCATCATATTTTTCCTTAGATTGGACATTTAGCTCTTAATTCTCTTGCATTGTGATAATGTACGGTTGACTGTTCTTTAGTCAACATTTTTTCATATTCATCTCTACTAACTAGATGATGTTTCATTTTAAGTTTCTTTTCACTCATAGGAATAACATGTACCAACGGATCGCCGGCATTGAATTTTACTATAGTATTCTTACGCTGGAATGCATTGATATTAGTTCCTGCCTGATATTTGTAGTCTACGATTGCTGACAGAACATAGAAATTTTCTAAATTATCTGTATTATGCCAACTGCACCCATTCCAAACAAATTTAACACCTGTCTTTTCTTTTAAAAACCAAGGACTTTCTATTTTAACATGTCCTGAGTTTTTATAAAGTTCGTATCCATATTGTAGCTTACTATGGTTGGATACTCTAACATTTGGTTCTGTAGTTTGATGCCCTGCAACTATAAACTTACCATCTTTTAATACTTCTATTTGAAAATCACCCCAACTAGGAATAATAAATCCGTTACTAAACAAGTCAGTAAAGCCGTTACATTTTTTCAATGTTCCTACTTGTATTTTTAACTGACTATCGGAATTATTACCTCTTACAGATTGTTCTAAATAAGCTGGTAAAGATTTCCAATATTCAGGGACAAATTTATTTGCCCTGTCAGGTTTGAAATTACTAAAAATAATTTCATCATTACAGAAACAATCTACAGTAATAACAGATGGTTTAAAGAAAAATAACATTATACCGATGCCTCTGCATC